GTTGCCAAGCGCACCGGGGAAACCCCGCGCAAGCCGAGCGCCGAGAAGGCCGCCATCTTCAGGACCAGGACACAGCAGCCATACAAGGCACCGGACAAAGCCAGCACAGCCAAAGACGCCATGACCGCCAGCCTATCCGAAAAAGGCCAGGTCGATATGCAGTACATGGCCGAGCTTTACGGCAAAACCGAAAGCGCCATTGTGGACGAGCTCGGGGATCTGGTTTTCGAGAGCTCACCGAATAATTGGGAATCCCGCGACGAATACCTGTCTGGCAACGTAAAGCAGAAGTTGGCCATGGCCGAGCGTATGGCCAAGGATATGCCGCGCCTCCAAAAGAACGTCGACGCCCTGAAAGAAGTGCAGCCGGAAGATATCGAGGCCGTTGATATCAAGGTGAAGCCCGGCGCCCACTGGTTGCCGCCCGAAGTGGTTACAGAATTTGCCGATCATATTCTTGGCAAAGCCAGCGGCAAGGCCACGTACAACCCGGTAATGGCCAAGTGGTCTGTCCGTGGTGAGCCCACAACCGCCGCCGCGAACCAGTACGGCACCGACCGGGCCAGCGTGTCAGATATCCTCACCGCCGCGGCAAACGACAAGAGCATTGTGATTCGTGACCGAATTGACGAAAGCACCACCGTAGTCAACGAATCCGCCACCAATGCCGCCAACGAAAAGATTCAGCGAGTAAAAACCGAGTTCCGCCGATGGATCTGGCGCGACGATGCACGCAGGGAAAGACTGACCAGGCTCTATAACGATACGTTCAACACCGATCAGTTGCGCGAGTATGACGGATCGCACCTGACATTCCCCGGCAAGGTCAGTGACGACATTGTGAAGTTGCGGCCGCACCAGGTAAACGCGGCATGGCGCATTGTGCAAAGCGGCACCACGTTGCTGGATCACGTAGTCGGCGCCGGTAAAACCTTCACCATGATTGCAGGCTCTATGGAGCTACGCCGCACGGGCCGGGCCAGGAAGCCGATGTTTGTGGTTCCGAATCACCTGGTAGGCCAGTGGGCAGAAGATTTCACCAAGCTATACCCGAACGCAAACATTCTGGCCGCCACCAAAAAAGACTTTGAGAAAGGTAACCGTAAGCGCCTGTTCGCCAGGATCGCCACCGGGGATTGGGACGCCGTGATTGTGGCGCATTCCTCGTTTGGCAAGGTCGAAATGGATGCAGAGTTTCAGGACCGCTTCATTAAGCAGCAGATCCGGGATATTGATACCGCTATATCGACTATCCGGGACCAAGAGGGCAAGGGCTCCCGATCCATTAAGCAGATCGAGAAGCAAAAGGAACGACTCGAGGAAAAGCTAAAGCGCCTGTATGACGCCGAAAACAAGGACGACAACCTGACGTTTGGTGAGTTGGGTATCGATGCCCTGTTTCTGGATGAAGCGCACGAGTTCAAGAACCTGGGATTTGCCACCAGCATGACCCGTGTGGCTGGCCTGGGTAACCCGCAGGGAAGCCAGAAAGCCGCTGATATGTTTATGAAGGTGCAATCCATCCTTGAGCGCACTGGCGGCAACAACGTGGTATTTGCGACCGGCACGCCGATCAGCAACACCATGGCCGAAATGTATACCATGCAGCGCTTCCTGGATTATCAGATGCTTCAGGACCAGGGCATTGCACACTTTGATGCCTGGGCTCGCATGTACGGGGAAGTGGTCACCGATTGGGAGCTGTCACCAACCGGCAACTACAAACTGAACAGCCGCTTCAGCAAGTTCGTGAATCTGCCTGAGTTAATGCAGCGTTACCTGACTTTTGGTGACGTGATTAACCGGGACGATATCAATAAGCAGCTGGCGGCACAGGGCAAGCGCCTTCCCGTTCCCAAGATCAAGGGCGGCAAGCCGAATAACATCGTTGTGGAGCGCAGCGAGGACCAGGCCGATTACATAGGCGTGCCAGTCAAAGACGACAACGGCAGAGAAACCTATCCCAAGGGCTCACTGGTGTACCGGGCCGAACACTTGCCCAAGAAGCCAGAGAAAGGCGCGGATAACATGCTCAAGATAATGAGCGATGCCCGCAAGGCCGCCCTGGATATGCGCCTGATTGACCCTGCACTGTACGGAGACAACCCCGACAGCAAGATCAACGTGGCCGCAGACCGGATAAAGACCCTGTACGACCAGTGGACCGCCGACAAGGGCGCACAGCTGGTATTCATCGACCTGAGTACGCCAAAAGGCGCCAAGGCTCAGGAAGCGAACCGAATCCGTGACCTGATGCAGCGTGCGGAGAATGGCGACGAGGCCGCCAGCGAACAGCTGGACAAAATGAGCCCGGACGAATTTGAAGCGCTGGATGGTGATTTCAGCGTTTACGACGACTTGCGCCAGAAGCTGATCGACAAGGGTATCCCGGAATCTGAAATCGAATACATCCATAGCGCTAACACAGAGATTCAGAAGGCCGAACTGTTTGCCAAGGTGCGAACGGGCAGGGTGAGGGTGATGATGGGCTCCACCGCCAAGATGGGCGCCGGTATGAACGTGCAGACGCGCCTGGTGGCACTACACCACATGGATGCGCCGTGGCGTCCGTCTGACCTGGAACAGCGGGAAGGCCGGATTATCCGCCAGGGTAACGAGCTTTACGAGCGCGACCCGGACGGTTTTGAGATCGAGATTAACCGTTACGCCACCAAGCAGACGCTGGATAGCCGTATGTGGCAGACCATCGAAACCAAAGCCAGGTTTATCGAGCAGGTGCGCAAAGGCAACACCAAGCAGCGCGAAATTGAGGACTTGGGCGCCGAATCGGCCAATGCCGCCGAAATGAAAGCCGCGTCCAGTGGTAATCCGCTGATCCTGGAAGAAATGGAGCTACGCCGGAAACTGCGAACGCTTGAGCAAGCCGAAGAAGAACACGACCGCGAACAGTTCCGGATTCGTGACGCGATTCGTCGGGAGAAAAGCATTGTTGAGCGTGGCAAGGATCGCTTGCTGAAGTACGCGCAGGACGTGAAGAAGGCCAAGGCCGCGCCCAAAGACTTCACCATGACCGTGAACGGGCAGAAAATCGACAAGCAAAAGGTAGCGGGCCAGGAGATTCTGGCCGAAGCCAACAAGATGAAAAATTCTGGCGTTGAATCAAAAGCCATTGGCAGCTACGCCGGTTTTGATATGACCCTGGACAAAGTGGGTGACTTTGTAAATAACTACATGGTGACTCTGCAAGGCGCTATGGAGCACCAAATACAGATAAACGACATTTCTTTAGCTGACCCGACCGGACTAACGCGCAAAATTATCAACACGATATCGGCCATTGATGCAGAGGCAAAGCAGGCCGCCAAACGGGTGAGCCAGGCCGAAAAGGATCTACCGCAGCTGGAAGAACAGGTAGGCGAATGGGATCAGGCCGACGAATTGGCCAAGGTCAAAGCCCGCCACCAGCTGGTAATTGCCGAATTGCAGCCGAAGAAAGACCCGGAGCCAGGGCAGGAGGACGCCACCAGCGCCATGATGAGCGATATGGGGGCGGATACACCTATGCCGCAATGGCAACCACCGTACAGCATGACCGGAGTTCCCCGGCGCCCTGACAGCGACCAGTTCAAGATTGGGGATCGCACCGTAAAGCTGAAGCCCGAGGAAAAGCCGACCCGCCGTGAAGGTATCCGCTTCATGTTGCAGGATCTGATTGGCAAGCGGATCTATTTTGGCAAGGTCCGGGGCAAGTCAAAGCTAGGCTTCTACCGCAGCAGCAACAGCGAAGTGCGCGTTAAGAACTACGACGATGTGGAGGTAATGGCGCACGAAATGGCGCACTACCTGGATATGCACTATCGCTACAACAAGCGCTTTACACGGGAGTACAAAGACAGCAAGTACCGCAAAGAAGTGGAAGCGTTGAGCTACACCAGCAAAAAGAACCTGAAGGCCAAAGAAGGTTTTGCCGAGTTCGTGCGCCTGTGGCTGACCAACTACAGCGAAGCCAAAGCCAGAGCCCCACTGTTCACGCAGCGCTTTGAAGAAGTAATGAAGGACGATGCTGTACTGAACCGCAAGATGAAGCGCTTGCAGGATGAAATGCACCGCTGGTATTTGCAGGGGCCACGGGCACAGCTACGGGCCAAGTCTGGCCGGGAGTTGACCGCACAGCAGCAGATCCTGGAATACCAGAACAGCTATCCGCTTGAGCGTTACCGCCAGCAGGTGATTGATAAGATTCATGCCGCCAAGGTGGTAGAGCGCACGCTGAAAGGCGAAGTAGGCGATGCCGTCGTGAGCCCGTACAAGCAGTTTCAGATGGTCAACGGGGCAGAATCCGTGCATGAGGCTGTGATTAAAAACGGCACGCCGCGCCTGACCGATGAAGGCTATTACGAGTTTAGCGGCAAAGGACTTGAGGAAATCTTTAAGCCAGCCAGCAAACACGGATGGCGCCGGTTTGATGATCTGATGGAGTATTTCAAGGCACGCCGGGGCCAGGAGCTACGCAAGCAGGGCCGGGAGAATCTGTTTACCGAGCAGGAGATTGACGCCGGTTTGTCCCTGGGCCAGAAATTCCCGGAGTTTCCGCAGATATTCTCTGAGTTCCAGAAATTCAACGACCGAATGCTCGAGTTCTATGTGGATATGGGGCTGATAGACGAAAGCCAGCGCGATGCATTCAAAAAGATGAACCAGAACTACGTGCCTTTCCATCGTGTGATTGAGCGGATCGAGGACGGCCACGAAATGGGCGTTAGCGAAATCGGCAGGCGCCTGACCGGGGGCACGCAGAATACCAAGGATATCGCTGAAAACATCGTTGAGAGCATTCAGACCAATATCCGAGCCGCGATCATTGCCCGCGCCAAGGCTACGCTCTACAACGACATTATGGACAGCCAGGATGGCGCCCTGTTTGCCGCCAGGATTGCACCGGACAGCAAGAAGGTGAAGGTAGAGCAGGCACAGATGGCGTCCAAGATGGCCGAAGCCATGGTCGAAATGGGGCTCACTGTCAGCAAAGACGGAATGATAATGGCCGGAGATCCGGACGCACAGATCACGGACGTTGAAGATATCGCGGCAATCCTGGAAGAAAACCCCGGACTGTTGAGCTTCTGGACGTTTGGCCACAAACCGCAGACTACGGAAACCTATGTGGACAGCGCCGTGGTCAACGGCAAGCGCGTGTACTTTGAAGTGCATGAGCCATTGCTGGTGGAAATGCTTACCGGCCTGAGAGGGCTACGCAGTGGCGCCGTGATGAATGCCCTGTTTCGGGTGAAGAACCTTCAGACCCGAACCGTAACCAGTATGTTTCAGTTCCTGGGGCCGAACGCAGTAAGGGATACCGTGAGTGCGTCCATAATGAGCCGCAACCGATTTATCCCGATCTACAGCACGCTGAAGGGCATGGGACACTTCATGTTCAACACGCAGACCTACAAGGACTTCAGGCTGCAAGGGGGCGGATACGGCACCAGGATCGAGGCCAGGACACAGGAAACCCGCGACCGGCGCCGTCTGGACTTGCCGAGTGAGTCGGCATGGGATGCGGCCGCAAAGTTGCTAGCCGGATGGGACCGCTTCACCAGCGCGTTTGAGTACGGATCGCGCATTGGTGATTACGAGGTTGGCGTGAAGTCTGGCACGTCTCCGATGGAGGCCGCCTGGGAAGCCAGAGAGATTGCCACCGACTTTAGCAAAATGGGCCGCAATGAGTTGTGGGCTAATTTCCTTCGCACTGTTCCGTTTATGAACGCCGGTATTCAGGGCCTGGACAAGTCAGCCAGGGAGTTGGTCGAAATGAAAGGCGAAATGAAGGGCGCCAACTTTGCCAAAATGACCGACAAGAAGGCCGCTTTTCTGATGAAAGGTGGCGTGCTGACGGCCATGACCGCCATTCTGTGGTTGCTGAATCACGACGACGAGCGATACAAGCAGCTGACGCCGGACCAGAAAGCCCGCTTCTGGTGGATCTTTCCGCCAGGTGCAGACACGCCGTTCAAGATTCCGCGCCCGTATGACGTGGGCCATATCTTTGGAACCCTTCCGGAAGTCGGTTTGGACTACATGGAGAACCGGGACGGCAAAGAAGCATCCGAGCACTTGGCCTGGGCACTGGTCAACACTGTGGGCATTGGTGACTATCCCGGCATCCTTCAGCCATGGATCGAAGTTCAGCGTAACGAGAAGTTCACCAAGGCGCCCGTGGTCCCTCAGTTTATGATGGACCTGCCCGCCGAATACCAGTACACCGATCGCACGCCGATCATGTACCGGAAATTGGGCGAGTACCTGGGTGTATCGCCACTGGTGGCCGAGCATTACAGCAAAGGCTTCTTGCGCTACGTGGAGATGATTGTTGCGGATGCTTCAGAGGCCGCACTGTGGAAAACAGACGAATGGGGACCGCGCCCGTTTAACCGAGGCACGCCTATCGACTACATGACGCACCAGTTCGTGGGCCAGAAAGTGCCATACCGCACAAAATGGACAGAAGGGTATTGGGATCTGAAAGTGAAGGCCGCCGCCGCACAGCAGACGTTCAACATGCTCAAGCGTGAGGCCATCCGTAATCCGAGCAAAGCGCCGGACTTTGCCAGTGAAAAGGTCAATCAGATTCTTATAGGGCTCAACGGGGCCTTCAGTCAGGTCGACAGCGCTTTTTCAGATCAGCAGGAAATCATTGCCTCGTACAAATACAACGAGAACATGACCGCTGAAGAAAAAGAAGCCAAGATCGAAAGCTACTACGAGCAGAAAAACGAGACACTATCTAAGGTCTACCGCCAGGCCAAAGAAGCACTGGAACAAGTACACGTAGAAATGCCGTAGGCTATAATCAGCCAAAGACAATTAGGAGAAGCATCATGGCAGCATCAATTATTGGTCCCAAGTTCTACGCATGGGACAGCGACACTGGCGCACCGTTGGCATTTGGCAAAGTGTTTACCTACCAGGCAGGCACCAACACGCCAAAAGCAACGTTTCAAAGCGAGGATGGCGTCACAGCCAATGCCAACCCTACCATTTTGAATGGTGCGGGCTATGCAAATATCTACCTTGACGGCAGTTACAAGGTAGTCGTCAAAGACGCTGATGATGTTGAAGTGTGGACTTCTGATCCTGTTACTGATCCTTCCGGACTGCAAAAAGAATGGATCAATGAGCGTGCGGCAACACAGGTATCACCTACGAGCTTTTCTATTGTAGGAAACCACACAGACGTTTATACCGCAGGAAAAGCGTTGCAGCTTGACGATGCAAGCTACCTATACGGGTATGTCGATAGCGTTACCTACGTTGGCGGCAATACAGTAGTAGAGGTTCTATCGGACGATCCTTTAACCGGATCTTTGACCCGATCCTGGACCGGCATCGCAAGCATGAATAGCTTGCCTCAGGCCCTATCGGGGAGCTCTGAAAGCCTGCAAGACGCAGTAAGCAAGCGGGTAATTCGCGTCACAAGCGTATCTGACCTACTTGCGCTTGCAACACCTACGCAAGGCAGTCAGGTTTCAACCTTTAGTTATCACTCAGGCTTTTTAGAAGGGGGTGGAGTTTACTATTGGGATTCCACAAAAAGTAAAGCAGACCACAATGGAGGAACCGTACTCGACCCCGGCAAATCTTTTCCAGATTGGGCAGTTGATGCTGAAGTTGAGCAATGGTTTACTGCTGACGGCGCTGGTGACGGGTGCTGGATAAGGTCAGTATATACGAATGCTGCATTTGCATTTGGCGCATTTAGTTCAGGCACTAACGACAATAGCCGACAAATACAAAGCTGTGTTGACTCCCTTGGCAGATGTGTAATAGAAGTGAGTACAACGGTTAAAAGAATGATTGAGCTTAATAGCGGTACAGCACTATACCTTACTGCTACGGGAAGATTAATTAAGCCTTCTGGATTAGGAACCGATCCTGTTGTATGGATTAAAGGACTTGTTTCCAATGTAATTGGTGAAGGACAGCGCTCTGCCATAGTCAGCCTAAGTGATTGCCCGTTTGGCATTATTCGTATGGGCATGAAAGATATGTTTGATACTGGAAGCACTGTATCTTATTCAGGAGTAAGGAACTGTGCTGTTCAGGGGCCAACGGCTTACGGCAATGCGTCAGGAGATACAAACAAAGGTATCTACATGGCAGCGGCTCAGATTAGTAGCTCCGCTGTAGTTTACTTCAATCACGTACGAGATGTGTGGTTTAAAGACTTAAACACAGCGCTTAGTCTTAACGGTTGGGCTAATGCCAATCAGTTTTCTGGCATTCAATTATACCGCTGTGGTAATGGTAGTCATCCATCGGACGGCAGATTTGCGATGCATTGGAATGGTGCTCAGGAATGTACTCTTTCAGAAGTGTTTCACCATTTTTCCCCTGATGCCTTTACGCTAGTAGTAGAAAATTTAACCGGCGAAGGCGGCGTCCCAGCAAGAAACTATTTTCCACAATACAATAACTTTGACCTAATTTCAGAGCAAGGAGGTTACAACGCTAGGTGCTTAGTTGTTAGAGGAGGGGCAAGAAATCGCTATTTTGTTCATCGCAACGTAAACAGAGCAAACGAGCTTCCTTCAAACTTTTTTGAAACCAACAGTATTTACTCTGCTGGGGACGCTTCTCTTAGCAAGCTAAACACTGTCGCTTCATCTGTTTCTGGGCGGACTGAGTTGGCAGGCACAACTTTAATTCAGAGCGCAAAAGTAGTCGGCACAGAAGCAGTAGAAAAAGATCTGTTGACTGTATCATTAATATTCGACGACGCGGCGTTTGTTAAAATATCTGGAACAGCTAAAGCAACCGCACTAGATGAGACTTCCGTTTTTAGTTATGAGTGGGCCGTGCAAAGAGTAGGAGCAATCTATACAATAACTCAAATTTCTGGAACTACTGTAGGAACGGCAGGATCTATTGGATTTACTGACGGAACAGAAGCTAAGTTTCATTTTACCCCTACGAACAATGGAACGGGCACTGACGTAGACATTAACTACAATGTTCTAACAACTCTTGCAAATACTGATGACGCCGAAATTCCTGTATGACCGTTTGTAAAATAGGTTAATATGATCTACGCACAGCACTTTAGCGCCGAAGAGTTCCGCGAGTGGTCAGACGACATGAGCGCCCGGCTTGTCACTATGCTGGACGTGCTCAGGTTTCGCATTAGCCAAAAGCCAAAAGCTGGTTAATGGCGCTATCTGCCTGTCCTTCGCTTTCAAACGTGCGGGACAGGCCAGCTTTAAATATGCGTCCACGTTTTTTTATTAACAATGTCGCGGATTGTGCGACCACTAACTCCAAACTCAAGACCAAGCGCCGGGCTTCCGTTAATGCAACAGCCCCTGACGTACCTGGACCGAATACGTTGGACCTGGCTGGCCGTAAGAATGGTGTGTCCGTGACGCCCTCTATCAAGCATATCGCGCAAGTTATCTGCCTGAGTCCCTATCTCAAGGTGGTCCGGATTAACGCAGCCAGGATTGTCACAGGTATGCCGAATTACTTTACCGTCTATTTCATTTAAGGAAAGGCCATTGGCTTCAGCGTAAACTATTCTATGCGCCAGTCGTGGAATCCGCTTTACCTTGATCCGCCCATATCCATCTTTATCGCGCAGTTTTGTCCATTCAATGCAGTCGATCATATCTCTACCCTCAGAGATTCCCGAAATATGAATGCGGCAGTACGCTTCGGGTGACGCGCACGTTCGGTAGCTAGCCTAGCCGCACAGATCGAGGCTATCCGAATTGTAAGAGCTGATCAATGGCGTTTTGTGCTTGATTATCGTCTTCAAAAGCCCGGCTCAAGATGAAGCGCCACACCACCGAGAACGCTGCCTTGTAGAACACGCCGAACTCATCTTGGCTCATCGCGTTGAAGTTGATCGACAACGGCACCCGGCGCACGCCGCCGGGAGTCTCCTCCAATCGATAGTAACCCGCCTCAATCTTGATCCATTCGTGAAGCGCCTCTCGTGACTTGTGAGGGGCATCAATGCGCAACCCGCGTGAATGCATTAGTTCATCCAGAAACGCAGCGCAGGCCCTACGTATGGCTCCAGAATTGCCGCCCTGCTTGTCCAGCCAATCCGCAAACCGTTTGAGCGTGCTTGTTTCACTTGAAGACACCAGACCGCCCGTAGGCTCCCAATAGTCCATGGCCAACTCAATAAGCCCGCCCCAATACAGCCTGTGGTGCTGCAATGACCTGGATTTAATCTGTGTCACGGATACCCTGACTGCTTTCCCGGTTTTAAATTTGCCCATGTGGTCCTGGTCAGCGGCAGACGCCGGCCGCAATGCGCCGTCTTGACCTTTCACCAGCATGAGTTCAATCGGCACCTTTCAGATCCCCCATGAGCTTTGCCAGCGTTTCCCGGCCTTTCTTGCGACTGGACTCAGTAACAACGCCCGTTGGATTTCCGTGCTCGATCATTGCAGGCTGCTCATAAAAATCATGGCCGTTCATCCAGTGGTCAATCATTTCGTCATAAGCCCGCGCCATGGCCTTGGTTGCCTTTTCGGCATCGTTGTTTTTCATTTCGTACCAGTCAATAAACCGGCTCATGGTATACATGGCAGGGCTCAACCTGGACCGGCGCCGGTTATGATCGCCTTTGCGTAGCAGTGCCATCATCTGGCTTATCGCGTTGTCCTTGCCTGGTATGCCGTTTCGCTCTTTGAGCGCTTCCAGACACCAGGCCACAAACTGGCCAGCGCTTGGAGGGCGAACCCATCCGCAGGCTCTGGCCTGTTCTAATCCTTCCTGAATCATCTGAATGTCACTGACGCCCGCTTTTACCAGCTGCTTTGCCCATTGCCGCTTGGCTGCTTTCACTTCGCCGTCTGACTGCCATATCTCTCGCCATTTGGGGAATATCTCTTGCAGCCTCTGAAACAGGCGATTGATAACCTTGGTGTCCATTTCCTCAAAGGTTTTCGAGGTCGCCTGAGTTGGGGTTAAATCCTTCTGCCCAACTGGTGTCGTCGGGGTCCGTTGTAAATGTCGGGATGCTTGATCGACCGTTTCGTTGATGTTTTTCATTTTGTAACCACTCCGCTTTAAATCCTCGCCAGCCCCTGGTGGCTGCTTCTGCCAGACATTCATCGACCGATATTCCCATTGCCGCCGCTTTGCGCAATTCTTTGCCGATCTGGTTCATGGCGGTTTGGCTATGCGTTGCTTTGGCCTTACGCCGTGCTGCAAGCCAATCATTGAACACCTGC